GAGATGGCTTTCAGTATTGAGAAACATACTGTTACTGCTGTAACAAGAGCTCTAAAAGCAGAATATACTATGGAACTTGCTCAAGACTTAAAAGCAATTCATGGTTTAGATGCTGAAACAGAACTTGCAAACATACTATCTGCTGAAATTCTTGCAGAAATAAACAGAGAAGTTGTAAGAAACATATATGTATCTGCCGTTAAAGGTGCATCATCAAACACAACTACTGCTGGTATATTTGACTTAGATACAGACTCAAATGGTCGTTGGTCAGTTGAGAAATTCAAAGGTCTAATGTTTGCGATTGAGAGAGATGCTAACGCTATTGGTCAACAGACTCGTAGAGGAAAAGGTAATATGATACTATGTTCTGCTGATGTTGCTTCTGCACTTCAAATGGCTGGTGTTCTAGATTACACTCCTGCTCTTAACAATAACTTAAATGTTGATGACACTTCAACAACATTTGCTGGTGTTATGAATGGTAGATACAAAGTATATGTAGACCCATATTCTGCTAACGTATCTGCATCACAATACTACATTGTAGGATATAAAGGAACTTCTCCATATGACGCTGGACTGTTTTATTGCCCTTATGTACCATTACAAATGGTTCGTGCAGTTGGTGAAAACTCATTTCAACCAAAAATTGGTTTTAAGACAAGATATGGTATCGCTGCAAACCCATTCCATACTGGAACAGTTGCTGCTGCAGGAGATGGTGCGATTTCTATCTTATCTGCAACTAACAAGTACTACAGAAAAGTTCAAATTAAGAACCTTATGTAATATCGGTTTTAACCAACCTAAAGAGAGGGGATTTATTCCCCTCTTTTTTTTGTTATAAATAGTAGTATGACAACAAATACTTCGCCACTTAACAGACAGCCAACAGTTTTGGATTATTCAAGTCCAACTCAGTTTAGGTTTATGATACACCAACTTCCTAAAGTTGAGTTTTTTACTACTGGTGCAAATATTCCAGCAATATCTTTAGGTGAATTAGTTATACCCACACCGTATAAAAGTATTCCAATTTTAGGTGACAATCTTACTTTTGATAACTTATCAATCTCATTTATAGTAGATGAAGAGTTACAGAATTATAGAACAATCCACGATTGGTTGATCGGTATTGGTTTTCCTAAAAGTAAACAACAGTTTATTGATTTTAGACGTAGTGGTTCAAATACCCCATCTGTGGGTGATGGTGGTAATACTGATATTGGTAGAGTTGGTAACGCTACAGCAGATAAAGCTTTTTACTCTGACGCAACTCTTACTATTTTGTCAAATAAAAATAACCCTATTGTTGAAGTACGCTTTGCAGACCTCTTCCCTGTATCATTAAGTGGACTAGACTATACACAAAATGTAACTGATGTTGAGTATCTTACTGCTACAATAGACTTTCGTTACAAACTATATGAGATAATACCTATAACATAATGGAGTAATTATGAATCTTGATGAATTGAAGCATGGAGTTTATGCTGATCTAAAAATAAATAATGAACACTTAGATACCGAATCCTTAAAAAACCAAGAAATTAAAGCAAAATATTTAGATATTAAGTCTAAGTACGAACTTCTTTTGTTTAAAGCAAAAGGTGACTACAAACGTATATATCGTGACAAATGGGAATACTATGGTGGTAAGTCAGATGCTAAGATTTATATTAGTAAACCTTTTGACATTAAGGTTTTAAAGACAGACCTGAGTGTATACATTACATCTGATCAGGATGTAATAGATGCAGAAAATAAAATTGGATATTTAGAAACTGTTGTTGATTATGTCAAGGGAGTTATTAAGTCGGTTGATAATCGTGGTTGGGACATTAAGAATGCAATAGAATGGAAGAAATTTGAAGCAGGAGTGACATACTAATGAGGTATGAAAAATTATATCAAACAGCCAAGTTTAAATGAAAATATCAAAAGTCAATGAAGTATATTTGACAGTAGAAGTAGATGACAGTTTAGAAAGAGAATTGTCTGATTATTTTACCTTTGAAGTGCCTGGCGCAAAATTTATGCCGCAATTTCGTAATAGGATATGGGATGGTAAAATACGTTTGTTTTCGCCACAAAATGGTAGAATATATGTAGGACTTCTTCCATACATTAAAGAGTTTTGTTCAAAAAACTCTATTGAATATATAATGGAAGAGGGAGTAGAAAATGATAGGAATATTGCACGTTCGAGCGTTAGAGATTTCGCATTATCATTACAGCCCAAATCAAGAGGAAAATCTATTGAAATCCGTGATTATCAGTTGGATGCAATACACCATGCAATATCCACAAACCGTTCACTTCTATTATCTCCTACCGCTTCTGGTAAGTCACTTATAATATACACACTAGTTCGTTATTATCACATGATGGGATTAAAAACATTAATCCTTGTTCCTACAACATCACTAGTTGAACAGATGTGTTCTGACTTTATTGATTATGGTTGGAAAGACGAATACATTCATAAAGTATATGCTGGTATGGACAAGGGTTCTAAGAAACCAGTTGTGATATCAACATGGCAATCAATATATAAACTTCACTCTCCATACTTTGCACAATATGGTTGCATAATAGGTGATGAAGCTCATTTGTTTAAAGCAAAATCTTTGACAGACATAATGGTAAAGTCCAGAGATGTAAAGTATAGATTTGGTTTAACAGGCACACTTGATGGCACTCAGACCCACCGATTAGTTTTGGAAGGATTATTTGGAAAAGTAAGGAAAATTATCACAAGTAAGGAATTGATGGATAATAACACTTTAGCTAAACTTGATATCAATTGTGTAGTATTAAAACATACAGAAGAAGAATCTAAAAGAGTTAAGAATTATGCATACGCTGAAGAAATTAATTACATAGTATCTCACCCTAAGAGAAATATCTTTATTAAAAATCTATGTAAAAATTTAAATGGAAACACCTTATGTTTATTTCAACTAGTTGACAAGCATGGTGTTTTACTGTATAATGAAATTAAGAAGTTTGACAGAAAAGTATTCTTTGTGTATGGTGGAACTGATACTCAAACTAGAGAAGACATTCGAGCAATAACTGAAAATGAAAAGGATGCTATAATCATCGCTTCATATGGTACATTCTCTACAGGAATAAATATTCGTAATATACACAATATTGTTTTTGCAAGTCCATCTAAAAGTAGAATAAGAGTATTGCAAAGTATAGGTCGAGGATTACGTCAAAGTAAAGATAAAGACTCAGTAAAACTATTTGACATAGCTGATGATCTTACATATAAAACTAAAAGAAACTTTACATTAAGACACTTTTTCGAACGAATAAATATATATAAAGAAGAACAGTTTGATTATAAAATTGATAAGGTAAAGTTGTGAATGATATTAAATGAAACTTTTAAAGAGAACTCAAAAATGAATTATCAAGTTATAAAGTTATCAAATGGCGAGGACATTATATGTACTGTTGAGGCTGTTGAGTCTGGTAAATTTAAAGTAACTTCACCACTAAAAATGTGTACTCAAAGTAAGATAACTGAAAGAGGTGTAATTGAGTCTCTAGGTCTATCTAGGTGGGTGCAAGTATATTCTGATCAACCATTCTATAATATAGAAAAAAACTCTGTAGTTATAATGACTCCTGCATCTGAAGGATTGGGTAGATATTACGAGCATGTATTAAAAAGTATGCATGCTGCAGAATTAAAAGTTCCAATGGATGCAACAGATGAAGAGTTGGATCGTATAGAAGAAGAAGAGTATCTAGATGAATTTGATGATGAAGATTACCTAGCCCATTGGGATATAGATAACAAAGTTTATCATTAATTTCAAAGAGGTTACAATACCTATTATACACACTAACTGGGGGGGTGTCAACCCCTAAAATTAATTAATTTAATTATAAATTATCTATTGACATTCTTATCATATTAGTGTAGTATGGTAGGAATAAGTAAAGGAATTATTATGGCTAAAGCTAAAAAAGTAAGTGTCCATTATGTAGACAACAAAAAGTTTCTTCAGGCAATGAAAGATTGGAAAGAAGAATGTGTCGAGGCTGAAGAAGCAGACGAAGAGCGTCCTAGAATCACTAACTATATGGGTGAGTGTTTTTTGAAGATTGCAAATGGATTATCTTACAGACCAAACTTTATTAACTACACATATAAACAAGAAATGATTTCTGATGGTATAGAAAACTGTTTACAGTATCTTCATAACTTTGATCCAGAAAAATCAAATAATCCTTTTGCATATTTTACTCAAATAATTTACTATGCATTTCTTCGTAGGATTCAAAAAGAGAAAAAACAAGCTCATGTAAAACATCAGCTAATTTCAAAACAAGAATATATTCCTTTTGTAACAAATCCACATGATACTACACAATATTCAGTTACAGGATTTGATATTAACATAATGGTTCCAGATGAAGCAGTATATAAACC